ACTGACCACGTTAGGATAGTTACCACCCATAGACGTAAGCATCTCAAGACCCCTAGGAACCATCTGAGCACCAGCGGTAATTGGGTCCTTAAGACCCATAGCGTAGCCTGAGGTGATAGCGTCCTCATCTGGAGCCGTAGGAGCCGCCTGAGGGGCCTCAGGTGCCCTACCGCCATCAATGTTTACAACCTGCTTACCAAACTGTTGTGTAGCCTTTTGTTCAACCTGAGCAGGCGTTACATTCTCTGGTACATTCTCGTACACATGAGAAGAACCATCGTTGAACGTGACTGTGACTTTTCTTGCCATGTTTAATTCCAGTTAGAAGTAGTAGCTGACCCGAAAGTTAGTGGTGCCAGCTCGCGTCCTTGGGCTTTTTCATAATTCTTAAAATAACCCTCTGACAGTTTTTTGTTGTATTTATCCACAGCACGTTGGGCAATACGTTGCCGTATTTCAGTCATCTCAATCAAGGTCTCATTGCTCATGCTGATAGTACCTGTAAAGACAGCCCGTAAGAACTCTCGTTCAGCTGGAGTATCCAAACCACGGGCACCAATACCTAACGCAGAGATCATTGGGAAGACCTCAGAACCTAAGAAAGCATCCAAAAGTTCGGTATTTTTTACTTTCTCTATAGAACCTTTATCTTTCAAGAGCTTGGCTTTTACACGCTCAAAGTTTAATAGAATCTCAGCACCAACACCTGTAATTGGGCCGTCCTTGGTTTTACGTAGAACATCTAGAGTATCTTGAATCTTAGGCATACTCTCTGCCGCTGTTTCAGCAACAGTTACCATACCTACGTCTTTCTTAGCTACTTCAGAGCCAACGATCTTTGCGTACTCACTTAGGCCTCTTTGGTCTATTTTGACGTCTACCCTAGGGGCTGTGGAAGGCGCTGCACCTAATACTTCACGGCTAACAAGATTACCCGCAGGGTCAGTTACAATAGCCTCTACCTTGCCATCTACTGTCTTAAAGGCAACGTTGTTCTTTGTATCTTTTACCTTAAACTGTGCCTTAGCAAACTCTCCAAACAAAGTAGTGTCTGAAGCAATACCTGCGGCAAGCTCTGGGTCCATCTCTGGGGATAACCGCTGAACAGCCCCTGTGCGGGATTCAATGCCCTTTAGTCGCTGTTCTTCTGCTTTCTGTTCTTTAACTAGAGCCATGGCTTGGTTACGCATAGCAATGCCAGATTGCCTGTCACCAGCAGCAAAAGCAGCTTTAGAAGCGTTAATGTAGTCCTGAGGGGTCTGAAGCTGTGGCCCACTAGCCATCATCTGATTAAAGCCCTGAGCCTCCTGTGCCTTCTTCAGTTCATCCACACGCTCCATGGCAACCTGAGCCTCACGACCCATACCGTTGGCTGATAACAGTTCATAAGCTATCTTTGCCTGTGCCAGAGGGTTAGCACCCTTAGAGGCTTCAGCCATGATCTGGTCCATGGTCTCTGCCTTTTGCATACCGGCAGGCTTATAACCCGCTAGGCCCCCTAAGGTATAACCTAAGAGACCACCTATGTTTCCACCTGCGTTAGCCAATTGACTATAGAGGTCTCCACCACCACGGGGGCGACGAGATGCAAGAGTGTTTAAGTAATTCGTTTGAATTGCCTCTGGGGAATCGTAATTAAACAATCCAGATATATTTTGAGCCATGTTTACTCCTTATGAACCAAATTTATTCCGTGTCAAACCAGCAAGACCATAACCAAGGTCCCCAAACATGTTAGCTTGTTGAATACCTCCGGCAAGACGTGCATCAGCAGCTCCTTGGCCTCCAGCAAGCAACGCTTGGGCTTGGTTACCACCAGAGACTGCCTGACGAGAACCAATGTCAGCACCGATGGTCAATGGACGCATGCCCATCTCTTCAATACCAGAACCAGCAGAAAATAGACCTGTAGCACGTGAAATGGCCTTATCAATGTCTGCCTGAGCCAGCTGTGTGGACTGAGCAGCCAATTGCTGGTCCTGTTGGGCACGAGCAAGTTGTTGTTGGTACTGTTGTGGATTAACGTACCCTGTGCCTGCTCCAGCACCCATGGCTGCGCCTGACAACCCTAGGCCAATACGTCCTGACTGAAGCTGTTGTTGACGTAAGGCAATGTCTTCTGCACCACGACCACCTGCCATCAACGCTTGTTGTTGGTTATAGTAGTTCTGAGCAGCTTCCTGAGGGTCTGTGTTTACTTGGCCCATGAACTCACCAGCACCAGCGTACATGGAGTTACGGAAGGCCTCCAGTACAGGGTCTAGCTGGTAGCCAGCCTGTTGGGTCTTAGGGTCAAAGTAGCTAGTACCAAAGCCCGTAGTGACCCCATAGGGTTTAAACTCAGCTGCTGCGGCTGCTTGATTGCCTGCGGCCTGTTGGGCTGCTGCGGCTTGACTAGCTGCCTTAGAAGCTGCGTTACTTGAAAATAATGTACTAGCGATTGTCGCTGCTGGAAGCATCCATGACATGTTATACCTCTTTCTTAATTAAAACCTGATCCACTTTAGTCGCATCTGTTTCATCAGTAGCGTGGATACAATACCAAACACAATCTTCTAAGGCTAAGACACCATGGGAGATTTCTTTTTCAATATCAATACAGCAAGGTGCTCTGTATACAGTAAGATCACCATCTTTATTGACAACGACAGAACCTTTGGCTAGAATTGAAAGGTGTGAATAGTTATGCTTATGTTGCTTAAGAATCATATCCTTAGGGATAAATGTTTCCTTAGCATACAAACCGTCACTAAAGTGGTGAACAATCTCTGGATTCATGCTGTACGTTTCCACATATATACTACGACATATGGTTGGAGGTTTGCGTTAGTGCCCGAAGAACCAGTAGAGTTTACGGCTACTGAGATCCCTGTTGTTGCTGTGCTTGTCGATTGGTTGCTTGTAGAAGGATTTGCAGCATCTGCACCAGCATATGTGGAATCTTGCCCACCAACAGGAAACGTATGGGCATGTCCCGGGTCAGTAACGGTTGTTGTGTGAGTGTGTGAGACAACAACAGCATCTTTAGAGCCACCAGTCTCACCAGCCGTATCAAAGGCAGTGTCGCCTGAATCAATACCGACCATTACCTTACCAGCACCAAAGGCTGTCCAAGTACCAAAGCCTAGTAAGGTAGCAGGGTTAGTCGCTGTGTTAGCGTTGATGTAGACAGAGCCAATAGGGTGTAGAGCAGCCAGAGCAGTCTGAACAAACGCTGTGGTAGCTATCTGTGTAGTATCGGTCTCAAAGGCCGCTGTGGGGGCTGTAGGAGTTCCTGTGAGGGCTGTGTTGTTGTTATTAGCCTTACTATTAACCGCTGTCTGAATAGAGTCAAACTCGTCGTTAATCTCTGTACCCTTAACAATCTTGTTTGGGTCACCTGTCAGCAAAGCATCCTTAGCTGCAAAGTCTGTTGTCTTTGAATAGTTAGACATTAACTCGTCCTTCCTGTTTTAACAAAAATATCCAGCTTCTGTACTGACAATTCATTGCCCTGTACATTAGCCTCAAAACCAATCTGAATTGTATTACCATTACCACCCACACTACTTTTAATAGAATCTAGGATAATACCGAATGAAAACTCTGACACCCCGTATTCGGCTAACCCATACTCTGAGACACCACGGTCAGCAATAGTAAATGGATAAGACCGAGCAGCGGTGGAGTAATCAAAACTACTCTTAATAACAAAAGATTGGTTACTACCTCCAATAACTGTAGCGCTAATCTGCTTTAGTATCTTAAGTGTCGTAGGGCTTTGTAAGTCAAGGTAGTGAGAGAAGTAACGAAGGCGATAAGCCTCTCCGTTATCTGTGTAACCAAAGTAACGACCAATGCCGTTAGTTTTACCAATTAACAACTCACGATCACGTTTGCGAACAAAGGCTTTAGCCTCATACTCATACCATTGAGTAACACGAGAAGAACCGTCTTCTAGGGGCTGACGCATATCTAGACAGTAGACAGTCGAAGTCGAAGGAAACGAGAGCAGGTAGAATGCGTTAACCTCTGAGTAAGCACTTTTAACCTTAGCTAGTCCATTGTTGTTGAGACGTTCCTGCAACAAGTCCTTAATCAAATCATCTCGTACATTCTTTGTTAGGTCACGCATGGGCAAGGACTTCTCTTGCAACAAGCGACCCAAAGAACGAACACCTGTGTCAGACAGGAAGATTAAGTCCCCGCCAGTACTCTGGATAGAATCACGGGCTACACAACCCACACCAGCAATAACGTCTGTTAGTTGGAACTCACCCAAGGGGTCAGCAGCACCACTGTAGATAACGATGTTACGCTCACAGAAAATAATTAAAAAATCATTATGAGCAGCAAGGCCAATAACAGTATCTACGTTATTAGGCAGAACAGAAGCAATGTTTAGAAAACCGCTTGTGCCTCCATTGAAGGCAGGGAAGGCTGTATCAGCTAAATCAGTAGACCAATATATGTTGTCGTTGTCGTGTACCCAAAAGCGCCCATAAGCGGCTATTACATCATTAGGATAAGCAGTCCCATAGCTCTGTGCTACACCTGTGTACCCTGTGAGTGTTTGACAAGCAGGGGAAGTACTCTCTGTATAAACCAAAGGAGCATGACCACTCTGCACAAGTAGTGAATGATCGTAAAGGTTAGCAGCTTTCCAGTTATTCCCTGTAATAGTGTAGGCAGCTGGTGTAATGTCAACCAAAACATCAGCATCATCACCGTTCTTAAACACAGTGTTATCCCCACCTGAGAGAGTAACAACACTGTTGTCAGCATTCACATGTTCCGAAAGGAACTCAATAGCTGCCCCAGACAGGGTGGTAGCGCCATCAGTTGTGAGCATTTGCCAGCCCTTACGAGAGCCTAACCGACCATACTTATCAATAATAACATTGTCAGTTAGTTGGGCAAAGTTAGGAGACAGCGTAATGCCACTCTCTTGGGTGTTAAGACCAAAGAAGCCGGGGGAAACAACAGATAGTGTTTGTAACTGCTTCATACGCTATACCAAATAGTGTCCTCTGGGTGACGTGCGGCATCAAAAGCAATTTCATCTGCTAGTGCTGATTGAGCAGCAGCGTAGGCATTCATGCTTTGTTGACCACCGTCTTCACCACGTTCTTCAATAGCCATAGCAGTAGCTAACAGGATGATAGGCCTCGTGGGCAGCACAGTAGTGTCTGCATCTGCCTCAAGAGGTAGGTTTCGTAATGTAAAGTTAAAACGAAGATCGTATACGCCATCAGGAATAGGATAGATGTCTACCTGAAGATCTCTGTCTGTACTAATACCGTTAAAGTTATAGTTTGTAGGAGAACCCACTTCAGGGTCACTCATTAAGAACGTTTCGTTAAACCAACGAGAAGTCTGGTACTGTAACTCAAAGTTGCTGGTATCGTTCCATACGTCTAATACCTTGGCACTGTTCTGAGCACCGTTAAGCTCGTAGTTAAACACGTTAGGTGTCGTTGTGAGGGTCAAAGTACCCCTAAGAGCAGTCCAGTCCCATGTGCTTTCTACTTGGCTTTTAGCCTCGTTAATAAAGTCACCAATCAAACGAGGGTAGCTGTTTGTGTTACCAACACCCTGCACTGTGTCAACTTCACTCTCTCGAAGCCTACGCAATACAGAATTGACAAGTTCTAAGTATGTCATTTTATTCCTTTATTCACCATCAAACGCTACAGTTTGTGCTTCTTTATATAGGTCAAACGTGATGATACAACTTTGAGTTGCACCATCTTGTGGTTGAATAACAAAAGAATCCCCTTGTTGCATCACAATAGACCCGTTACTAAACTGTAAAAAACTATGAGAAGCCATTGGGTACAAGTCAATAATCTTAATCTTGTGGTTAATGTCGTGAGCGTGTTGCCAATAAGCCGTGGTAGTCTTGTTGTTAGCATCAAGGTTAGAGATGAATAACAAAGCCACCTCTGCCTTATACCCCTGTGGGACTACAAAGATTGTATTGGCGATACCCGCTGTGAGTTGTTTACCTACTGAATGTTTCATTACCAACCACCAAAACCATAACCACCAGCAGCGTTACCGCCACCAGCACTAACACCGCTACCTCCTACACCTCCCGGTCCTGAGTAACCGCCGCCCCCTGCTTCTACATTGCTTGCTTGGGCTGGCGTTAAACCTTGGTTTATAGCATCAACATAAGCACCGCTAACAACAGGAGCAGGTTGTCCGGGTTGTCTTGAAGGCATGTTAGAGTCTTGACCAGTATAACCAGTAGTGTCTCCTGCAACAGTCCGTGCATTGCCCTGCATCATGTCAGCGTAAGCTGTAGGACCCATTTGGGCTATAGACAGTGTAGACAGCCCCGGAACAAGTCCTTGAGCAACAAGAGAAAGCATGCTGTTTATTTTACCCATACGGGCATCTCTAGCCTCGGGTGTTTCATTATCAAAGAAGGCTATTTGCTCCGGTGTTAGTGAGGTAGTTTCATTTCCACCATCACTATTGTTTTGAAGAAGAGGAGCGAACATACCACCAAGACCAACGTCAGGTGTGTCTGTTGCTAGTGTTTCATCAAGGGCACCAAAGCGTCTGTTTGTGTAACCAAAGGGGTCTGCGTAGTAGTCATTAGCCATGGTACTCAACATACCAGCTTGGTAAGGATCTGGCCTCACTGGCTGATACAGACGCTCCTGTAGCACAGGGTCTAGTGTATATCTTGAGGTATCTGGTAGTGCTTGACTATAAGGAGTGTATGCCATTACTGTGTTCCTTGTGTATTCTTAAGTTAATAATCTTTATGTTGTTCTTTAACCTTAGGTTACTAATGTATAGTATACCATAGTTTATGTCTTTTGTCAAGTAGTTTTTTACTTTATTTTACTAAACCTTGCAAATAGACTGTCTTACCACCTTGTTTGGTCGCCGTAAGAACTTGCTTCTTGTTGTCTCCGGGGTTGTAGCTAACATGTACCCACCCTGAGTCAGGGATGCCCGGAGTGTAGAACTCAAGTATCACTTGACGGAAGGAAAGGTTATCCACAATCCACTGAGCTAGTTCTCCATTGGGGATACCGGGGATCTCAATGTCAGCTGCCATGCCTCTGGTGTGGTCTGAGGTCTTAGAGCCTCCTACCTTGGCATTAACATCACGATGACGGAAGCCAGAGCTAACGTGTACACCCATACCAAAATGGTCCCTAATGGGCTGTAGGACGCACTCACACAGGATAGTTAGATTCTCTATCTCCTCTGCACGAGGTGTGTTGTCCATCCCAAAGCGATCTGCTGTGGAACTCTTAATCATTTCTGAAAGAGAAAAGTTAGGTGTTA